CAATTAAATATTAAAATTATGGCAGAAAATGCAAAAGAATACTTGCACTCTGACGAGTTAAGTGAATGGGACACAGTGTTTGACCCAGGAGGTAAACAAGAATATACTGAAGAACAATTAATCCGTTTTGCAGAACTATGGGTAATTGAGTGCAATAAAGAACTAAGAATAAAGTAGTGATACATAAATTCTAAACATAAAATCTCCCATTTTTATATACAAACTATTTTTTTGTACCTTTAATATTGAAGCATCCTTGCTTTAGATTTGGTTATTTATTTTATGATTCAACTTAAGCCTCTCAGAAATGGGGGGCTTATTTTGTCTTAGACATAGAACCATGGGGCTTATAGGCTTTTTACTTTTATAATAATCTTCTTTTTCTTGCATATATGCTCTATGATTATTAGATTTATTCTGCTAATCTAAAAACTGAAATTATGATATCAACTCAAACTGCCCTATTCGTGGCAAGCATATGTGCTTTAATATTCTTAGTTGTACTTATTATACTCTTAGCTGTACTTTACAAACTATATCGAAGATCTAAAGGCGCTGCTCCTGGTCCATTTAAAAGAAGTGATGACCTTTTTCCTATTACTGAAGAGCAAAAGGAAGAATTAAAAAAAGCATTCAGAGAAGCAAGAGGAATTAAAATTGATACAGTTGGAGCTGCATTAGGACGAGATGTAAACAACCTATACAGATTGTCTAAGTGCTGTGGTGCATCTACAAGAATTCCAGAGAAAGGAAATGCAAGATGCCCTAAGTGTAACAAATTTACAAAATTGATATGATGATCCACTATAGAGATCTAACTTTAGGAAAGTTGATATGGAATATAGATCCTATGACATTAGAAGTCAAAGCTAATAACATTAGATTGATGGAATTGAACCTGAAATTTAATGGGAGAACTGAAGAAATTATATATAATAAGTCAACTTTAAAAATTCAATTTACTAATGATGTTACCCAGTATTTTAACCTGAATAACCATGGGAAGATTATAACTGATGATACAGAATATTATTTTGAATCTGTTATAGCAATTGAAGAAAGTATAATCAAAAGAACAAAACAAAGTTATGAATAGCATCTGGGAAGCAATTATTCATCTTAAAAGAAAAAATCCAAGACATAATAGTAAATATCCATTTATAGCAGATAAAATTAAATGCCTGGTCATACTTAATGAAGATAAAGAATATGCCAAAATGCAAACAAATGATATGATTGTAGCAAAACATATTTCTAAGCAGTGCGGTAAAAGATTCTCTATTGAAGACATTGAAAGAATAGAACCAATTACTAATTACGGAGAATCATACGCTAAAGAATAATTCAGAATATATAATACAGCGAAATGAAAGATGGTGATATTTTTGAAAATGATTTAATGAGATTAGAACGAATTGAAGGAATTGTTCATGGAACATATAAGAAGGGGCCAATTACTCTTGAGATGGCTAAGGAGGTTGTAAAGGATAGGTTGATTTTTTCTGATTATAAGAATGTTCTTGTATTGGTTAAGGATCACGAATTAATAGGAATTGAAAAAGAGGCTCGTCAGTACTTAGGATCTGATGAAGGAGTGAGAGGTCTTAAGGCCGGAGCAATAGTTACCAAATCAGTTTTCAGTACATACTTAGCTAATATTTTTATAAGAATTTCAATTATTAAAACAAGAGTCCCTATGCGATTGTTTACTTCTGAAAAAGAAGCAGTTAAGTGGCTTAAACAGTTTTTAGATGAATAAAATAACTAAAAATAAAATAGACAAGAACAATTAAATTAAAACAAAAAGGAGACACCAATAGGCATCTCCTTTTCTTTTACGAGCTGAAATCATGACTAAGCATGACTAATCCAATCGTAAATGTAAGAATAATTTAGTATTTTTATAATTAAACATTATGACAGTTGCAAGATTAAGTGAATATCAAGTTATAATTGATAATGTTATATTCGAATACATTTTAGAAGAATGTCATTGGATATCAACTACTCCATTGAAAAAAAATGAATTAGATAAATATTCAAGCGCATTGCATTTATTCCTTTATAACGAAACCCCAGAGTCACAAGAATTTTACGAAGGGTATTTTGAATATATTAGCGAATTAAAGCAAATATTAAATTCTTTGGATATATGTTCGGAACTATAATAAAAACAGATTCAAGCGGAGAATTAAAATTAGATAGAAAATTTATCAATCTCTGTCCAGAACTATTTAGCGTATATAAAGACAAAAACTTAGGAAGTAAGATGCTAAGGTATATTGTTAATGTATATGATAACAACTCTATTTATCGGCACCTGCCCTTAGATGTCAGGAAAGAAGACGTGTCATTGTCCATATGGGACAAGAAAGAACATCCAAGAGCAAAGCATCCGAAAGTTAAAGCAGCTATTGAATTATATCAGTACGTGCAATATGATCCTCTTAAAGATCAGTATGATGCAATGATTAACAAGAATAAAGAGAAAATTAGAGTTTACAATAAAATGGATATTACTAATAATAATTTTGGTGATATTATTGATTTTGAAACTAAGATGCAGAAGTCTACTGAAGGTCTTGAAAAATTACGTGAACGTATCCAGGCTCAAGAAGAAGAAAGACAAATCATGGGAAATACTTCAGGAGATTTATCTTTTATAGAAGAAATGATTCTTAAGAGAGATAGAGAATTATAAAAATTTATATCTTTACTGTACTTTGTAGCTAATGTTTTTATTTAAAAGAGGGCAAAAGACGGAAACGTTACCGCCCTCTTTTTTTTTGTATTTTTGATATATGATATCAGCTAAGGAGTATTCTCCCGTTTTATTTGATAAGAATATAGACTGGGAGAGGTTAAGGAAAGGTACATCTGTATATCATAGATTCTGGACAGAACAATATGAAAGATGTATAAATGGATATCACCCTCACGGTGGTTCATGGATTCCTGGAAATTATTATTTTTATTTGAACTTCTGCATGATTAGCAGGTTTGATAAAAAGATAAGCAGGAAAAGGACAATGCCTCCATTGTATCGAGATCAAGATCATGAATATTTTATTGAAGCTAATAAAGCGAAAAAAGAAGGCTACGGGTTAATTGTTTTAAAAGCAAGACGTAAAGGGTTTTCTTTTATGAATGCAAATATATTGCTGCATGATTGGACCTTTTATCCTGGCGCAGAAAACGGAATGGGAGCTCAAAAAGAACACTACGTATCTGACTTCTATAAAAAACTACTCCTTACCTATAATAATATTCATCCAAGATTTAGAAATCATTGGCTACTTAAAAATGATGTATTATTTAAAGGCGGTTACAAAGAAAAAGAAAATGGTATATGGATAGATAAAGGAACAGGATCAATGACCTACTTTCGCTTAATTGAGAAGCCAGATACTTTTCGTGGTACATCACTTGGGTGGTGGATAGTAGATGAAGCAGGTGAGGTGATTAATTTAAAGCAAGTCTATTTTGCAAATGAAGAATGTTTTAGAGAGGGAGCATACCAATATGGAGTTCCAATTATGGGAGGTACATCAAATAAGATGTCACACGACTCAGAAGATTTTATGCAGATGTGGTATAAGGCAGAAGACTACAATCTAAAACGCTTCTTTGTCCCAGCATCAAAAGTATATTACCCATTTTTTAGCGAAAAGACAGGAGTTTCTGATACAGCAGCCGCAGAAGCAGATATTAAGAAAAGACTCGCAGAAAAGAAAGATGATAAAGAGGCATGGTTTACATTCAAACAAGAAATGCCACTTACACCGGAAGATGCATTTGTGGTTCATGGATCTACCCCATTTGATCTTGAAAAAATAAATAGAAGAATTACTGAATTAAACACAAACAAAGCATTACGAATTTGTTCACATGGACGATTGGAATGGCCAAAAGATAAAGAAGGAAATAAAATATTTGGAGGAAAACCTGTATTTGAATATGACAACTTAGGCCCAATGAAAATGATTGAACCCCCAATCGAAGGAATAAAGAATGCTCATATATCAGCAGTAGATCCCTACCATGTAGCAGATGATCTTGAAGAAGGCCCATCAAAAGGAAAAAAGCTATCTAAAAGAGAATCCAAAGGGTGTATGTCTGTATATAGAAGATTTGTAGACATGGCAACTCCTTGTGAAATGCAAGTCTTTGAATATCACCATAGACCTTATTCAAAAGAAGAGTTCTATGAGGATTGTTTAAAAATTGCTGTTTTCTATGATTCTCAAATATTAGTAGAATATAATGATGATGGGTTCTTGAAATACTTTATCGGGAAAAAGATGACCAGATATCTAATGCTAAGACCAAGAGCTGCTGATGCCCCTTATGGCCAGGCAGCTAATAGATACGGTGTTCATATGAAGGAATATCAAAAAAATCTACTTGTTGAGCTTGTTGATGAATATGTAAAACATAGTATTGATAACATCTACTCTATAGCTTTATTAAAAGAAATGGCTGTGTTTGGAGTTAAAAACACTGACAGAGTAATGGCTTTTGGAATGTCTCTTATCGCTGATCTTGATACTACTACTCGTGTTCGAAAAAAAGAAGACGAAACAAATGAACCAGACGGGCTGCCAGTATATAGAGGTGGTGGAGGACATGTAGCTGTTCAAGCATATAACAGTAAAGATGATCCATTAGGGATTAATGACTTGTATAAATAAATTTCGTACTTTTGAAGATAAATCGTTCAACGAATGAAATTACCATTACTTAATATTCCTGATTCAGAAAAAAACGAGGAGTGGGTTCGAAAAGTAATAATTGCTATTTTATCTTATTATCATTCATACGATAGGTATAATTCTATCAAGAAAAAAGATTTTGATAATTATCTTATTGTAGATGGGAAATTTGATCAGAAGCAGTTTGAATATGTGACCAAAGCATACGGACTTACAACTCCAGCTCGTCTTGTAAACTATCCTATTATACTTCCAAAGCTTGATTTATTAGCAGGCGAATTAATGAGTCAACCATTACAATTTACTGTTGATGTAATTAATCGTGATGCAAAAAGAAGAAAAAATGAAGCGAAAGTAAATGCTGCAGCTGAAACATTACTTAGACCTATTCGGAGAGAAATTGAACAAGTAGTTGGGACAAAACTTAAAGATGAAGAACTTGGAATGGCTATTCCAAAAGATATCGAAGAGTTTAAAAATATGAAATTTAGAGATCATATCGAAGACTATGTAACAGTAGGATTAAATGATCTAATTGAAAGACAAAATTTAAAGCATGTATTTAAAAGAGGGTTTTATGATTTAGGAATTGTAGCTAAAGAATTTTACCACGTATATGTTAAAAACCAACA